AATTAAATGTTACCGACATATCGGTACTGATTTGACCAATTCTTTTTTCAAGAATAAGGTGTTCTTTTATTAGACCTCTTAAATTCATATTTTATAAATATTTATTAATACTCGTTTAGGGTTATAATTTTAAAAAAAAATATTATGAAAAGAATTATTGAATTTATTAACAAGTATGGTATGGTTATTATTGTCCCATTAATTTTGATTATGTTTTTAAAGACTTGTTCAACCAATGGTAGGGTTGATGGTGTGACTGACGAGATTGAAATGACTAACCAAAAGGTTGACACATTAAAATTTGAAATACAAAAAGAAATTAGACTTGAGGGTCTTAGATCTGAAAAAAGAATGATACAGTCTATTAGTAGAACTCTTATTGATAGAAATCGTGAGAGAGAGATTGATAAAGAAATTGAAAATCTTTTAAAATAATGAAAAATTTATGGAATTGGATTAAGAATAACCCCAACAGGACGATGTTCTTAATCCCCATTATTTTGGTTGCGGGAATATCTATATCTCACGTTGTGAGTTGGTATGATATTGCCAATCCGATTAGTTGGGCGATTTACCTATCCATTGCGATAGAGGTTGGTGCTATGACTGCGTTGGTTGCCGCGACCAATAAAATAAAGGGTGGTGTTTGGGCAATGTTCGGACTCATCACAATGATACAGATGATTGGGAATATCTTTTATTCTTTTAATGAGATTGATCCCAATGGTGGTCTATTTAAATCTTGGGTTGAACTTACGGGACCATTATGGAGTATGTTTGGATCAGATCCAACGGATGTAATATCAATGAAGAGATGGTTGGCATTTTTAGAAGGGGGGTTATTACCGATTATATCATTAACGTCATTACATTTCTTTGTTAAGTATGAAACCCCAAAGATTGATACAACAAAAGAGTTGTTGGAGGAGATTGTTGTGGAGTTAAATAACGACCAAGTAAACGACCAAGTAAACGACCAAGTTACCGACCAAGTTACCGACCAAGTTGATGTTGAGGTTATGTCTAAACCTGAATTAAATTCAGACGAGTTAGACATAATTTTAGACGAAGTTTTAGACATTGAGGACGATGTGATTGATGAAACAAGGTATTTAGATTTACAGGAACCTGTAGAAACAACTAAAAGATTGATATACAAGAAAACAAATGACTGATGTTATACAATATGGGACATTTAAACCGACAGGTAAGCAAAAAAAGAAAAAACAAATCATTTTAACACATACGTCACGGGATGTTGAGAACTACTTAATGTCCCTAAAATATCGTTATAATGGGAAATACGATAAAATTCCCAACTATATAATTGATAGAAAAGGTCATATCTTACAACTCTTAAAGGATAATGAACACACCAATTATTTCTCAGATCCGAACATAAATAGGAATTCCATTATTATATGTTTGGAAAATTTGGGGTGGGTTGAAAAAGAACCGCTAAAAAATTCACACATTAACTGGATTGGTAATATTTATAAGGATAAGATATATGAAAAAAAGTGGAGGGATTACTTTTTTTGGCAACCATATACAGAAATTCAGATTGAAAAAACTGCTGAATTATGTAAAACCTTAAATGAAATTCTCTCTATTGCAAAAGATTGTATTGGACATAACACTAAAATAAACGGTGTTGGGAGATACGAAGGAATAGTCACTAGAAGTAATTTTGATAGTGAATTTACCGATGTTAGTCCGGCATTTAACTTTGAAAAGTTTTTAAAATATATAGAAAATGAGTGATTACGAACAAATAAAGAAATTATTGGAAGCGTCAAGATCATTACTTGGTGATAGTCTTTTAACTGAAGACAAACAAAGGATTAAAAAAAGTTATGGTATGTTCTCTGAACAAGAAGTTGAGGATAACTCAGTAACTACTAAGATAAATCCTATGAAAGATATTGAACAAACTATTGAGTATGATACCGCTAAAGATAATGATGATGAAGATGGTAAAGAAAGTAAGTCAGAACAGAAAAGAGCATATAGAATTTCTGGTGGTATCTTAGTTCTTCATGGTAACGACAAGACGGATACACAATTAACAACAGATGATAAAATTGCATTCCAAGAAAGTATGGATGAGTTTATTTCGGAGGTTGCGGAGATTGTGGATTTTAATAAATTAAATGTATATCCCAACAATGTTGAATGGTCTGGTAAGATTGCAGAAATGGATCTTGAGTTCTTCTTCTCAATTGGTGAAAGTAAGGGGGTATATATAAATGGAACTATGATTAAGTTGGATGACGATTTTATGGAGTTTATAACTAAATTACAATCCTACTATGAAAAGTTTAAATCAAAATGGTCTAAAGTAATTGCGACAAGAAAAAAAACACCTGAACAATGAAAGAATTTTTAAATAACAATTTCAAATATATCTTGATTGCTGCGGTTGGGATTTTTGTATTATACTGGGTGGTTTATTTATTTACACCAAAACCTGATATGTCGGAACTTGATAAATTTAAGTTAGAACAATTGAATAAAGATATTCAGATAATAAAGGACAATCAGGTGAAACTTGATAAACGAATTGAGGGGTACAACACTCAATTAACAAAAATAGATTCAACAATTGCAAAAGTTAGAAACCAAAAAACTATTATAAAAGAATATTATAAAGAAAATGGTGAAAAAATAACGGGAATGAAACCATCACAAATTGATAGTTTATTCCATAAAAGATATAAGTATTGATATGAAAAATTTAATAATAACATTATTGGTATTTGTTCCATTGTTTTCATTTGGACAAATTAAAAAAGACACGACCCAAATATGTTTTCCTTATAGTGTTGGTAAACAAATTGCGTTGGATTTAAATAAGTTAGATCAATTAACTGAGTTGGTAAAATTGACAGACAAAGAATTAAAAGAAACTCAAAAGAAAGTCGTTGTTCAGGATAGTATTATAACTACTATGGAACTTAAAGAAGACAATTATCTATTACAAATAAAAAAAGAAGGTGAAAAATATACAATTGTTGATGATCAGAACAAAGATTTGAGAACAGATATTAAGAAACTTAAAACAAAAAATACAATCATTGAAATTGTTGGTGGGGCAATTATTGGAGCATTAACATATATCACACTATTTAAATAATATGGCACTTACTCAAGCGGAAAAAAGAGAAATGGAAACTATGGTCAGAAAAGAAATTAAAGATTTCATGGGATCAACTACTGTAAAACAGTTTGAGGATAAACTAATGGATAAAATTGGTAAAGACCTAAAACGTGGTAAGTTGGAGGGTAGTGTTAAAGATCTAATCATAAAATCTTTCAGAGAATTCTATACGATTATGTATCAACAAAGAAGTTTTTGGGAATCTAAATTTAAAAGTGTGTAATGGAAACTAACTATATTGATATGTTTAACTCTAAACTTAGAGAGTATGGTAGTCAGGCGGGTGTTTTAGGTCCTGATGCATCCGATATGAGTAAAAACTTTAAACCGAGTGAAGTTACTGAGGAAAATGAAAAGAAATCGTCAAAATCTTATTTGAAGGATGGTGTAACACTATCCCAAATATATGATTTGGCTAAAAATAAAAAATTAAGTAATAATAAGATTAAATCTGAGATTAGAAAATTATTAAATGACCCGGAAGAGTTGTATGACTTTTTAAATTCATTTAGGAGATCTGAAGATACTAAAAAAGAAGAAAGTAAGGAAGCAACAGGATCTGGAGGTAGTGGTGGATATGAAGCACCTCTTTTTTCAGGTGAAGAACCTGAGATTAAGAAGGTGGAAACTAAAGAAGCCACAGGTTCATCATCGTCAGGATCATATGAGAGTCCCTCGTTTCTTGCCAAGTCAATGTCTAAAAAAGATTGGAGAGGAAAATCAAAAACACAACTACCCGGAGGAAAATTCGTTCAGGTTAAAAAAAAATGTAAGAAATTTCCCTACTGTAATCAGGGTGATATTAAAGCCCTTAATATTTTTGAAAACGATACTCTTAAAGGGGTTATCCAAAAGGTAAGTGGTATGTATGATCTACACGAAGACCATATTAAAGATATTATTTTGAATGAAATGGAAAAATTAACTAAATAAAAGATATTTATAATAAAAATACACTATGAAAAATAACACATATTACGATAATATTTTGAAAAAAGTTTTAACTGAAACTTTAGAAGAAAAGGCAGATAACATAATGAATAAAATGAAGTACCCTAAATTAACAACGGGTGAATTTGATTATGTTGCTGAAGGTGAAACTTGCGAACAATGTGGTACGGAAATGACTGAGGGTGAATGTATGGAGTGTGGTGGAATGAGAGAGGAAGAAGGTGAAGTTATGGAAAAACTTTATGGGAAACAATCACGAATCGACAAGAATAAGAACGGAAAGATAGATTCTCAGGATTTCAAAATGTTGAGAAAACGAAAAGAGACTAAAGAAGAAGATGATATCAATGAGAATGTTTTATATAAATTAGAATATATTAACGAATCTGCGGTATTCACTGAAGATGAGATTATTGATATAATTGAGGGTATTATTAAAGAAGAAGACAACATTAAAAGAGGTAAATCACCGGCAGGATATTCGGCATATGAAAAATCACATAAAGGTTCTGGAAAGGAAGAAGATGATTATATGAAAGATTTATCTAAAAAAATGAAAGATTATTTAAAGGGTGGGTCTAAAGGTAAGTATGAAATGAACCCTAAGATTTTCCCAAAAGGTAATGGTCAATTAGAAAAAATGGAAAAGAAAGCGTATGAAATATCTAAAGATGGTGAGGATTTTTTAGATGATTATATGAGACCTGGTATGGAAAATCTTGATTATGATGAAATACACCCTAATGAAGATTGGATGAAAGATAATATTGAGGGATCATCAAGAACTGGAAATAACCCTGAATGGGCAAACGCTGAAGAAACTAAGTTAGGTGAAAAGATTAATAAAAAACGTAAAGAAAATAAATTTGCTAAGGCTAGAAGAATGGCGGCAAATAAATCACCACAACCTGTTGTTAGTGATAAGCCAGGTCAAGAGTCAGGTAAAGGGTTGGATATTAAGGTTGAGTCGATTAATAACAAACAAACACAAAAACTAACTGAAGAGTTTACCCGTATGAAACAATTGATGGGTTACGAAGATAACACTCAATAATTTACATGCTAACATATTATATTATAATTTCTCCATAGGTATTTAATCTATGGAGAATTTTTTTAACTATATAGCAAAGCCAATGAACCCTGACGATGTAGATGTCTGGTTCAGAGTGAATAATATCATTCCAGAAAAGATGGAATTATATTATGATTTCAGTTTTTCCTTATATTATTTGGTTTTAGACACCTATTTGGGTGAAGAAAAAAGTAATGAAACAAAAGTCACGTTAAGTGATGATGATAAGACCAAACACTTTGATTGGTGTTGGAATAAAACAATCGGGAATTTCAAAAAAGAAGAAATCACTTTTAATCTTAAGGGTGATCACTACGAATACTTCTTATCTTTTTTTACTGAAATATTCTACAACCAAAAAGAAAGTAGAATTAAGGACTCAATCGGAACTTTCTTTAATGATTTATTTGATAGAAAAAAACCATTCACAAAATCGGATCTTGATATGATTTCAAGTATCTATAAATCTTTAGATAAAAATATGAATGTCTAATATTGACATTGAGGATATATAATTTAGATTTAACCTATCATAAATAAACTTTTTAATAAAAAAAAATGGAAACATTAGAAAAAATTAAAACACTTACTGAAGAACTTAGCGTTGATGTTGTAAAGTTTGAAAGTGGTAATAAGAGTGCGGGTACCCGTGCAAGAAAGACTTCACAAGAGTTGAAATCATTATTACAACAATTAAGAGGTGAAATCTTGGTTGCAAGAAAAAACGATTAATATGACGAATTTAAGCACCATATATCTTTTCATATTTGTGTTTTCTGTCATTGCTATATCTAGAATTGCATTTAGATTTTTAATTTCCCTACTACAAGAGAACCCAACTAAATTGGATTTAAGTGGTAGGGAAACTTTTTACCTTGGTTTATCTTTATCATACATAATAACATACATAATACAGTTGAATTAATGAGTTTATTCACAGAATTTAATATATTGTTTCCTTATTTACAATCGGTAAGGAAAATTGAAACATATTTATCATTTGATGTGCAATTTCCTGATACTTGGAAATTACCTAAAAAATATGTTAATGAAAAATCTTTAGTAGAGAATGATAGGTCATTAGCCGGACATAGGTTCTTTTCTTTTGTTGCGGAATTTAATGAAACATCAATTGATGAGTTAATTGGTAGTATAAAAAATATCATTGCTTACAATAAAGAGAGAGAAGAAAAAGATAGACTTTTCCAAAACAAGGTGAATGAGTTGAAAATGATCTTTGAGAAACAAAATTTAAATAGTTTACAAGCATTGAAGTTTGAAATAACCGAAACTAAAATAGAATTAGAAGATGACGAAGAAACCACTGAGCCGACTGGAAGGGATGCAGGATTGGTTCAAGAATGAAGCCGAAAAAGACAGAAGAGATTTAGAAATTAGTAAGTTAAAATTTTTGGAGGATATTAAAAAATATAAAAAAGAAGACATCATACCTAAAGGTGTGGAGGTTCAAAAATTAACACTATGGACGAAAATAAAAAAAGTATTGATGGGATAATTGAAAAATTAGCATTGATAACTGACTCAACACAAGCATTATTTCCTGAAGGAAAATCGGCATTAATTTTTGAACTAAATTACAATGAGTTCAAAAACGTTCAACGGAACTTTAAACAAGTAGATCAATATCACACTCAATTTAAAATTGATATATCTGGTGTTGAGGTGATTTTTATTTTAGAGGGATCATCACAAGTTATTTCCCAAGTAGAAGAACCAAAACTTTCATTTTGGGGTAGATTATTCTCTCGTAAAAGTGGTAAACTTCCTGTAAAGAATTGATTTGGAGTAACCATTAGATTCTAACAGATCGTATAAATACTTTTTCTGGCTCAATGACGAGTCTTTAACTAAGATTGTATCAATCCTACCATTTTCCATCAGATAGTTTGATAGTGAGTCAATAAATCTATTACAATCATATTCATTTTTGAGTGAGAAAAGATTTATTTGGTCATCACTCTGCACTGAAATTTTATGGTTTATTTTAGATATCAATTTCACACCAACTTTGGGTAAGTATTTCTTTAAAAAAGTATCTACGGTAATTCTCTTTGAGTTTTTAATGTCGTATAACATTTCCTCCCTTTTGAATTGTGATATTTGTAAGATTGTAAAACCTGGATTATCCAATTCAACTTTAACGGTTCTACCAAAATCATCTCTAACAAAATATGATGGGGTACTACCAGATGATCTCTCAACCAACCCAATTTCGTAATTACAAGACTTACCGTTTTGTGTCTCCATCTCAAAAATAACGGTTTTATTCTTTTCTATATGGTTATCAAAATATTTTTTAGCCCTAACATAAGTTTTAAATTTCTTTATAATTTTCTTTTTTGTCTTATTTTTGAACAATACGATTGTATAATTATCCATTTTATTATATCTTTGTAGTTAAATATAATAAAAATACTATATAAATGAATATTGATAATTATTACCAAATATTAGGGGTTGATGAAACATCTACTCAAGATGAGATTAAAAAAGTTTACCGTAAATTGGCTAAGGAGAATCATCCTGATGTTGGTGGTGATGAGGAGAAGTTTAAAAAGATTGCTCAAGCGTATGATGTCCTTGGGGATGAGAAAAAACGTAATGATTATAACTATAAGTTAAAGAATCCTTCAGGTGTTAATGACGACCTATTCAATCATATGTATAACCAAGCGTTTGGTCATAGAGAAAGAAATCGGGTACACGACTTAATCATTGATACGGAACTTACAGTTGTTGAATCTTATTTGGGGACTGAGAAAGAAATCACATATAAACGAAAATTAAAATGTGATCCGTGTAATGGATCTGGGGGTGAAAAACAAACTTGTGGAACTTGTAGGGGAAATGGATTTGTTACAAGACAGATGGGACAAGGAATGTTTATTCAGATAGTTCAAGTTGCTTGTGATAATTGTAGAGGTGCGGGTCAAATGACCACCAAACCTTGTTATAATTGTAGTGGTACTGGGACTAAGGATGAAATGAAAACGGTTAAGGTTCAACTACCTCACGGAATTGATGATGGGCAATTTATAAGATTGCAAGGTATTGGTGATTTCAGAAATGGTATATATGGTAATTTGGTTGTAAGGGTTAAGATGGTCTCTATTGATAACTTTGAGAAGTATGGACCTCATTTGGTATATAATGCTTATTTTAATTTGGAAAACCTTAAAGAGGATTCTTTTGAAATACCTCATCCTGATGGGTCATTAAAATTAAAATTCCCTGATACCTTTGATACGACAAAACCCTTAAGAGTTAGATCAAAAGGGTTTAAGGGTAATGTTATTGGTGATCTATTGGTTAACCAACACGTAAGGTTTGATAGGGTTTAAAATGATGCGACTATGTCTTTGATTATTGATATGGTACCATAGATGGTTGCTCCAACCATATATAGTCCAAGTAGTAATATGCCCCACTGACCTTTATTCATTCCTTTTTTACACGTTTTACATCCTGTTACTGTTGTTGCTTCGGTTTTTTTTTCTTCTTGTTCCATATTTTAAATTAGATATATAATAATATCACCTCTAACAATTTTAGTAAAGTTATTATTATTAAATTGTTCTTTTATGATTGTATCACCTGAATTAGTGATATATAAAACTTTATTAACTGGTTTAATATTTAATTTTCTTCTATTTTTTAGTGAAGTGTGGATCCTTAAATTAACAACATCTTTACTAACATAATTAACATAAGTAACAAAATTAACACCAAGAAGATTATCAAACGTAAGTATTGAGTTTTTTGTGTTGTCAGAAAGAATATCCATAGATAATTTTCCATACACATCATCAAAATCAATTATTGTTTGATATAATTCACCAACATCGTATCTTCCTGATTCTGCGGAATTGGATGTTGTTTCGTGGGAATGTGTGGTTCCGTATATTTTAAACTCTTTATCCTTATAAAAAAAACTACCGTAATACGTATCTTTTGATTCGCATATTATTTTTTTTAAGACATTTAGAAGTTTCACATTATATAAATATAAAACCCCTCCATAATTGAAGGGGTTCTACTAAGATTATTTCTCCAAAGGGATTTGAGGTAATCAACCCGAATCAACTCACCTGATTCTTGGCGGTCAGATTATTGAGTAGGAGTTACTGACATCCTGTGTCGACACACCCAACACCAGGCGTTCAGATTGTTAATTAGGAGTACTGACATCCTTGTTTTCAGTAGTGTTACCCACATCAACAATACAAAGATAGTGAAGTTTTTGATTCTGCCAAAACTTTTGTAATCTTTTTTTAAAAAAACTTTACTTTTTGACGCACTTTTTTTATCATTAAGTATATTTATAATTATATGGGGAAAATTGGAAGGCCTTTAAAAGAAGAAAAAGATAAAAAAATCAAATACGGGATCAGTATTGATAAATATCTGTTTGATAAAATGAAGAATGAGGAAATAAGTATTTCTAAGTTCATTCAGAAATTAGTTAAAGAGTATTATGATGGGAAAAATTTGTAGTAAATGTGAGATTGAGAAAGAACTTCTTGATTTCCATAAATTTGTACATTCAAAGGATGGTAGAAAAAGTATTTGTAAATCTTGTATTTTGGAACAAAGAAAAGATGGTGAAGAAAAAATTAAGAACAATAAACGTAATATGATTTGGAGACAAAAAAATCCTGAAAAAGTTAAAGAATATAGAAAAAAAGAATATGTTAAAAATAGAGAGGTAATTTTATTAAGAAATAAAATGTGGAAAGAAAAAAACCATGATAAATTTAAAAAAATTATGGATTCTTATCGTGAAAAAAATAGAGAGTTTCTTAAAATTAAGAAAAAAGATTATCGTGAAAAAAATAAAGAAAGAGTATTAAATTTAACAAGAAGATGGGTAAAAGATAATTACGAAAGATATCAACAAAAAAAGAATAAATATAGAAAATCTGAAATTGGACTAAAGAAAAAACGAGATAATTATCATAAAAATAAAGAAAAAAATAACCATATAATTGCGTGGAGGACTATTTTAATGAATACGATTAAAAGAATTGGAACAACCAAAGAAGGTAAAACAAATGAAGTATTAGGTTATTCCGCTAAAGAACTGAAAGAAAATATAGAACAGAAATTTACTGAAGGTATGAGTTGGGAAAATTGGGGGGAATGGCATATTGATCACATAAAACCCGTTTCAAAGTTTGATAAGTCAGAAAAAATCACTATAATTAATTCGTTAGATAATTTACAACCTTTATGGGCTAAAGATAATTTAACAAAATCAAATAAATTTTTAAATTAAAATTATATGTTATCTTATATTGGGGGTAAGAGTAAAATCGCCCCAAAACTAATAATACCAAATATCCCAAACGATATTGAAGAATTTGTGGAAGTTTTTGGTGGAATGTTCTGGACATTTTTTAGTATGGGCTTGAAAGAGTTCCCAAACCTAAAGAAAGTCGTTTACAACGACTTTAATCCATTAAATTATAATCTATTTAAGTGTGTTCAAAACCCAAGTGAATTATTAAAGGCAATTAACTCAATTGACTGTCAAAAATTTGGTGAAGAAGTTACACCACCAACTTATAAAGAACAGTTTGTAAGGTTTCAGGCTGAAATATTTGCTGAAAATTTCAGCGTAGAACCTGGTAATTATGAGGTTGCGGCTAAATATGTTTATATCTTAACACAGGTGTTTAGTGGGTCAAAACCTGAAAAAAGTTCATTTATTGATTTGAAGGGTAAATACAAATCAAAGTATTTAACTTTTAGGGATAAATTATCTAAACCTGATTGGGTTGAACATTTCTTAAAGATTAGTGAGGTTGAGAATATGGATTTTGCTGATGTTATTGCCAAGTATGATTCACCGACAACTTATTTTTATGTTGATCCCCCATATTGGAAAACTGAAAACTATTATTCTAACCACGACTTTGATAGAGAGGATCACGAACGTTTGGCGAATGTATTAAAAGGTATGGAGGGTAAATTTTCATTATCTTATTATGATTTTGAAATTCTTAGTGATTGGTTTCCAAAAAATGAGTATATTTGGGAAAAAAAGGAGTTTGCTAAGGCAGCTTCGGCAAAGAAGGGAACGAAACAAAACATGGGAGAAGAACTTCTTATAATGAATTATCAATAAAATAGTATATTTTTAAAAAACGCAATATTTATAGTAAAAACAACCAAATGGAATTAGTAAAGATTTTATCCTCTGTAATTAGAGAAAATGTTAACCCAAAAATGAGATTAACAGAAATATCAAATAAATTAATGGTTCAACTTGTTGATAAGTTCAAAGATGAAACTGAGGACAGTGAGGAACAAATGAAAGAGTACCTTAATATGTTTGACCGTTATAAGAATGGTTTACCTGCTGAGGAGAGAGATATTACTAAATACACTTACGATAAGTTAAAGAATTTAATTAAGTCTAAGACGATTAAAAAAGAGGAAGGTACTCTATTCAAAGATTATATGCCAACAGTTGCTGGTGCAGATCAAAGACAGGTTAAGCAAATGATTAAAATGTTCTTGGAGATACGTGATTTATTACCAAGAAAAACTAGGGATTTAATGGAGTACCCTTATCTTAAGTTGGTTGAATTAATTCAGAATAAATTTGGGTCTTTAATTACTAAGGCGGCATTTGATAAATACAAAAGAGAACGAACGGATCTTACTAACGAACAGATCTTATCGTATATTGAGAGATATGTTGATTTATATGCTAGATTGGCACCAAATACACCACCAATTATGTCAATGTCGTTTGATCAGTTGGAGGCGGCTTTAGATCATCTTCCTGATGGTGATGATACACCAAAGAAAAAGACTGACGATTTTAAAGATATTGATACAATATATGACCAAGATAATTTATATATCTTCAAACCAAATGGTAAGGAACAATGTATTAGATTGTCTCACGGAAGACCTTGGTGTACGTCAAGAGTGGGTGGTGGTAACTTGTACTACAACTATCGTTTAGAGAATAACCTTACCTTGTATTATGTTATTGATAAAGATAAAGCATTTGATGATTTAAACTTTGCGGTTGTTATCTTAGTTGATGAATATGGTCGTAAAAGAATTGCTGATGGAAAAAATATGGCCGGAGGATTTTCAGGGCATAAGACAGAATCTTGGGATGTTATATCATCAAAAGTTCCAAAGTTAAGTGATAAGGAATCTTTGTTTGTTGCGGATCCATTAACAAGTAATGAGAAAGACTTATTAAGAAGATTTAAACACATTACAGTTAATGATGATGCGGTTAGAGAACTTGGTTCGGCTGAAAACGCAGAATTTTGGTTGGAGATTGCAAGTCCAAACTTAACAAATAAACCAAATGTTTATATTAACTTACCGTCAGAACTTAAAAAGAAATACATATCTTTGGGTATGGATCTTACTGGGGAAATGATTTCAAATTCGGAACCAGATGTTGTTAAGTATTATTTGGCAAGAAAAATTGATTCATTAAAAACTAAAAGTTTGTCTCAATTAACAACTGCTGATATTGCACTTATTAATATGCCAGGGATGAAAAACTTGAAGGAGGAGTTGAAGACTAAATATGTGGGACAATTAACAACTGGAGGTGAAAGTATTGTAAACATTTCATATCCAAATGATGATTCATCTAAATATATTGCATTATTTGGTTTTGATGAATTATTTGAAAACTTACCTAGTTCTATTGCGTATTTAACTATTATTAATAAGTCAAACGATAGTCTTGATTTAACATTACCAAGAAGTATTATAAAGTTCCAAGATTTGCTCGCAATTGTACTTGAGAATTGTGTTAAAGAAATTCCTGAAGAACTTGGTCGTTTGGAAAGTTTAATGTTCTTAACTTTACAAAACAATAAAAATTTGGTGAGTATTCCAGAATCATTAGCGGATTTACAAAGTTTAGAATTAATTGCTTTAACTGGATCTAATCCAAATTTGGTAATACCTGATAGGTTAAAGGAAAAAATGGAGGAATTAAGTGAAGGGTTCTATCACATTATTGAGTAACTTAAATAAATAATTTTATGGGAAATGTTGATGTTGAAATATATGTATCACAATTAATTAATTTTTTTGAAAACAATCCCAACGATCTTATGGAATTAATTGGGGATGTCCAAAAGGATGAGTTTTATGTTAAGTTAAGAGAACGATGTGAAGAAAACTTTGAGAAGGGTGAAGAGATAACATTAACCAAGACACAAATTGTTGAGGTGGTTCTTGAGTTAAAATTTAAGGAACTTCCGGTTAAAGATTTAAAAATTGATATGGTGATTGAAGTTGATAAACTTTTTGAAAAAACCAAATTTGGTCTTATTGGATTAAATTAATTTAAACTTGTTGTTTATTAAGAAATAAGTATTATATTTGTAATATACTTAAAAAAAAACATTATATGATCTACACACCAGAACTTATCAAATCAGTGGCACCCTCAATTTTTGCAACATCAGCGTCTAATAAGTTGTCTGATAAATACGTTTTCGTACCTACAGACCAACTTATTGAATACTTTGATCGTGAAGGTTGGCAAATTTCAGACGTTAAACAAACAGGAAAAGGAATTCACGCAACACACCAAGTAAGGTTTCGTAATGGGGAACTCCCACCTGTGGGGGATACATTGATTGAGGCAATCATTAAAAATTCTCACAATGGAATGTCAACACTATCAGTTTCTGCTGGATTACACAGAGTATGTTGTTCAAACGGATTAACGGTTCCCACATCTGTTACGGATAAATTTAATGTTAGACATAGTGGATTTGAACTTGATGATGTTAAACGATTGATGGACGGGTTTTCTAAAAAACTACCATTAATTCAAGGGTCTGTTGGGAGAATGATGGAAAGAGAATTGACTATTGATGAGAAAATTCAGTATGTTCAGAACTCAGCAAAAATCAGATGGGCAGAGGGATCAGTTCCAAGTGACGATCAACTTGTTGATTTACTAAGACCAAATCGTGTTGAGGACGATAAGAACGATCTTTGGACAACCTTTAATGTGGTTCAAGAGAAGTTTATTCGTGGAGGTTTTGACTACCGAACTAATACAGGTCGTAAATCTAAATTGAGAGATCTTAAAAGTATTATGGCAGTTAATAATATTAACACAAAACTTTGGGAACTTGCTGAAGAAATGATTTAAAAACAACGGAGGGTTAATCGCCCTCCTTTTTTTGGTTAATATGGATAAACAAAAATTGGTAATAAAGTGGTTACACAAAGAGTTTGGTGATCTAACTCCGGTGGTTAAAGATGATAAAACATATTATGTTGATAAGGACGGATTACCGTTATTTTACTATTACCAGGATTCAAAAAATGGGTATGTTTATGTTAATTACGAAAGAATTTGGGTATTTTTTGAATCCATTTTTGGTCTTAACTACTCTGATTCACAGGCGATTGTGAAGGTATGGTTGGAGGAGACCTATAATTTGAGGGGAGTCACACCCTTGATTGTGGTTGTGAAAGGATCAGAAAGTTGGAGGAGACCTATAATTTGAGGGGAGTCACACCTGTGGGGCTGGATGTATAGGAGCAGGAGACGTTGGAGGAGACCTATAATTTGAGGGGAGTCACACCCGAAATCAACTGGTGCAAAGATATTTGGAAAGTTGGAGGAGACCTATAATTTGAGGGGAGTCACACCCTGGATTATCTACAAGTGATATTGATGAAGGTTGGAGGAGACCTATAATTTGAGGGGAGTCACACCACACTTCCTATTATCATACTTTGTATAAAAGTTGGAGGAGACCTATAATTTGAGATAATATGGAAAATGAAATAAAATATTTTATAAAAGAGAATGATTTCTTAAAATCATTACTTGAAACTACTGGTAAAGTGTATAGTGTTATTGATTGTATGGATCATATTCCGATTACTCCTGAACTTTTATTGACTAAACGATTTACAAGTGAGTATCTTAGTAGTAAATCTTATGGGGGTAGTTTAGTTCATTCGGAAGGAATATTTAAAAATCCTGCAGGAATATTTTTATACTTATCTAAAATGGATGTTGAGGCTACTTATAAAATAAAAGTAATATACGATGTTGCGCAATTAGATGAGGTTGTGTTATTCATAAAACAATTATCAAAATTAAAATAAAATTATTTTTTGTGCTACTTGGTGATATTTATAATAAAGAAGACCAATGAGCGTAAAAAAAGGTAACATATATAAAATAACAAATCTAATAAACGAAAAAAAGTATATTGGATGTACAATTTATCCCATAAATAAAAGATTTGAAGAACATATTTATAGATGTTTAAAATCTGATTCTAATACTAAATTTTGTAATTCTATACGAAAATATAGTGTTGAAAATTTTAATATAGAATTAATTGAAGAATGTGAGATATCTGTAATATACGAAAGAGAAAAATTTTATATTACTGAATTTAAAACATATGAATATGGGTTAAATTCTACGGTAGGTGGTGAAGGTTGTTTAGGGTATGTTCATTCACCTGAAATAAGAAAAAAGATTTCTGAAAACACTAGAGATGGTAATTCACATAAAGGTAAAACATATGAAGAATTATATGGTGATAAAGCTGATGAGGAAAGAGAAAAACGAAGATTATCGGTTAAAAAAGGTTGGGGATCAATATCAAAGGAAGACAAAGAAAAACGAGTTAGTAAAGCTAATGAAATTGTACGAAAAAACTCAAAATATGGGGTTGAATTAATAAAAGAAATAAAAAATAAATTTAAAGAAGGATTTAAAATTAAAGAAATCTCAAATATGTATCCGCAATTTAATAAAAGTTATTTAAGTGCGATAAAAAATAATAAACGATGGAAAAATATATAAAATATGGAAATTACAGGAAATCAATTACAGGAAAAAATTAAAAATGGGGAAAAAGTAATAGTTGAACTATGGGGTACTTGGTGTGGTCCGTGCAAAATGATGAAACCATTATTTGAAAGGGTTGCATCTGAAAACACAACTAGTGTGTTGATGTATACAATGGATGTGGATCAAAACAGAGAAGTTGCAATGTCATTCGGAATTAAAAGTATCCCAACAATATTATCCTTTAATAATGGAAATGTTGTTAATACAAAAGTTGGTCTTATACAGGAACAACAAATAAAAGAGTTAGTTCAAGAATTAATCAATGGATAAGGTTATAGTTCTTTTCACTATGAAAGGATGTCCACATTGTGTGGAGATGAAAGAAATGTTAGTTAAGGAGGGTATTGACTTTGTTGATCGTGATATAGATGAATATGAAGAAGAATACAATATGTTCGTTGAGATTACTGAAAATGAGTATGTCCCATCGTTTATGTTAATAGAAAATCCTGAAACGGAACCTGTTAGTGAATTATATGCTCCTGAAAGAGATTATGATGATCTTGAGGATGGTATTGGTATAATAAAAGAATGGTTAGAAAGATAAAACAAAACCCCACCTTTATTAGAGATGGGGTTTTTTATTAGAATAAAATTACGTGTTCCAACATATCTTGTTGTAAGTATGGTTTTTCACCTTCAGGATCCAATATATCATCAATAAGGTTGTATGTATCCAAACGAGATTTAAAGTTCGTTAGATCAAAGTCAAATACATCAAGGACAAGTGATTTAATTGAATTTTTATCAATCTTTGAATTGGATATTACTTTTATTTTAAGGTCTTCATTTTTATCCTGTTCTGTTGTGAAATAAAATGAAACCTCATCAACATCCAATAAGTTAAACATATGGTTAAAGACGTAATGAGAATAATAGGTCATTAACCTACCACAATCTAAACTATAACCATAGGGAAATTCTGAAGATATGGATAATTCATTAATTGGTTCTGATTCTTCATTAAATGGTGATTTAGAAACCATAATCCATCCCTTGTTATTCATACTAATTTCTTGGGAGTATTTGATCACATCAATAATGTTGATGTTTGTTATATCCAAAGATTTTAAGATATCGGAAAATTTCTCAATAAACTCTTCCTTTATTTTTAAGATATCAATTAGATCTTCGCTTGTTGTTAAACCATTAACAACCATAAACGGACCACAATCTGTAACTTGGATAATTGATTTATGTGATGTATCTATTTTTGATAAAATAAAATCTGCAAATAGATTGGTGATACCTCGTTTTGAATTTTTGTTAATTAATCTCATATTATTATTTTTTATAATGAGTATGTAATTAAAATAACAATATAAATAGTTTAGTAATATAGGTAGTCGGTAAACATATCGTTGATATATTCCTCAACTTTATTATGGTCTGGGTAGTCAGATAATCTAATTGCTAAAAATTGGTCGTGCTGATCCATCCAATAGGTTTTCATTGAGGTGTAACCATCATAATCTATAAATGTTTCATTATAACCGTTAAAATCATTTAAAAATTCCATAACATCATTATATAGATTTTGTATTTTAACAAATGGTATATGGAGTGTATTGGGGTTATTTTCCAGTTTCCTGGATTCCCACTCAATCTTACCTTCAAATAAGGTTGATAATTCGTTCCATATTGAATTATAAACTTCATCGGTATATGCTTGATTATATGCATTATCACCCATATTACGTAATTGATGATAAATGTCGTTTAAGATATCTTTAAACAATGACTTCATAGAATCTTCGTCGTTAATAATATCTCTAATGTTTGATTCTGTTATGATAAAATTTCCATCCTCATCAGATAACTCCTCAAATAAATCGGAATGATAATCATCCAGACTTAATTCCTGATTCCCACAGATCTCAAGAATTCTTGAGGCAAGTTCTTGAATATTCTTATCGTTTAATACCTTAATGATATCATCATATAAATCGTGTACCGTATCAGAATATGGTTCCCACCAATCTTCACGCATTACACTTTTAACGACATCCCTATCATTATATTCTCTACTATATTGATCGTCTTTAAAAAATTCGGAAAGTTCTTCTTGGTCTCTTAATTTTAAATAATAACCATCTGGTCGAATTATAACATCAGATAGATAAGATTGGACTACTGTAGTTAAATATGATGGGTCAACCTCTAACATCATTTTAAGTGTTGAGTTAAATAAATATTCGTCGTTATCATATAAAGAATTTAAATCTATTTCAAATAAAAATCCTCTCTTTTTAATAAATGATAAAAACGTATTTATATCGTCACCAAATATGGATGAAAAATCCTCCCATTCACCATTATTAAATTTAACCACAAAATCTTGAACACTTGCCATACCTATAAATACTAAAAAAGGTGGAAACTACCAGTAACCACCCAATTATTTGGTAGAAATTCTATTATTTTTTTGTATAATACTTCTCAACGATCTTTTTCACAGATTCCTGAACAGTTGCATTTTTCACCTGTTGAGGTTGTCCTTGAACAGGAGCTTGTTGAGGTGTTGTCCCACCATTGGTCTTATTTTTGCATCCACATCCCATGTTAGTTGGTTTTACTTTAGTTTATTTTATTATAAATATCATAACCAAGAGCAATTTGTAAATAACTTTAATAAAAAGAGTATATTTATTGTATATGAAAAAAGTAATTAAACTTACCGAATCTGAATTAATAAAGATTATTAAGAGAACTCTTAATGAACAGGATGATGAATATTACGAAATACCTGCGGCAGAATATAAACAACTATTGTCTGCAAGTGGATACAATGCCGTTGGGTTATTAAAATTAAGAAAGTTTGGGGGAAAACCATTGAAGGTTATTGGGGATTTAAATTTATCAAATACTCCGGTTACTAATTTGGGTAAGTTATGGGTTACTGGTAGGTTAGATTTATCAAATAGTAAGATTAAAGACATCAAAGATGTGATGGTAAATGGGTATACTAATGTTTATTCAACACCATATCAAGATATGTTGGATCGTAGAAAAAAACAAGAGGAGTTGGATGAGGCTCAAGAAAGAAGAGAAAATGGTGAGTGGGATTTAGAAAATCCAAATATTGATAGTGAAGGAGAAAAGGCAAATGCGGTATTTGAGAGTATTGTTAATGGGGCGATGGTTGATGTTTTAGGGGATGATGAAAAAGAAAGATTAACAACATTAAAAAGTCAATTAGAGGATCTAAAAGAGAGATATGATAATGTTGAAGAACCGGATCAAGTCTCGGGATTATATGATGAAATAACTGATTTGGAGGATGAAATTGAAGAATTAGAAAAAAAGAATGTTGATGTTTATGGTTTGATACCAAGAGGGTCTAATTATGATTTAGATGTTTTTGAAACAACTTATGATGAATTTGATGGTGGTAATTATATGGTTGGAACAGAATCTGAAGCCGATAATGCATTATATGAATATTTTGATCAACTAGTTGATGACATTGGTTATTCGTCGTTTAATACTTATACGTTAGAATCTAGTATTGATAGTGATGAAGTTGCGGATTATTTTGAAGATATGTTTAGAAATGATATATATGAAAGTCCGGAAAGTTATAGTATACGTAGAGAATTGTCTGACTCCCAAGAAAAAGAAATTAGAGACTTACAGGTTGAGGAAATGATATTGGAATATTATGGGATTAGAGGATTACAATACTTAACGGTTGAAAATGGTGTGTATGATTTTATGGACGCAAATGATAATGAGTTTGAGTTTAAATACGAAGGGAACCAATGGAGACTATATAAGGGTGGTATTTTAACGACTCCAGGAAATGTTTATGAGGATGGTGAAGATGAATATGAAGATGAAAGAACTGATCGGATAGTTGAGATTAATGATGAAATTGATGACATTAAAAATAATCCTGATGGTGATTTAGATGATGATGAGGTTGAATCTGAGGTTAGTGATAGAATGGATGAGGTAAGAAGTGATCCTATGAGATGGATTAACGACTATGAAATAAATATGGATAATTTTATTGATAGACGTTCATTTGTTAACACTTTGGTTCGTGAAAATGATTATAGTAATATTGGTGGTTATAATGATAGTTATGATAAAATTGAAATAAATGGTACAGATTATGTTGTTATAAGAACGTCTTAATAATTTACACATAACAAAACATATCGTATAATTGTCTAAATGGCAAAAAGAAGAAAAAATAAAGAAATTGAGTTTATAATGAATACCGATTGGTTATTTGAAGACCCGATTGACCAAGAACATAAAGAATATAAATTATTGAGTTACTTCCAAAAAATGGGAGAAAAACTTGATAATATGGAACTATACCCTGGTTTTATTGAAATATCATTACACCTTGCCAGCATCCAAACATTAATCAAAGAAAGAAAATTAATATATACCGACAAAAAATTTGAATCAATTGATGATGAGTTATTGGTTAGGGATTTAAAAGTTAAAAAAGTCCCTGATATGACTTCTGAAGAAATGCAGGAGTTTGCGGGTATCTTAAAATTTTCAGCTCCAAGACTATTAGAATATTTTAATATTGCCAAATCTGTATGGACAATAGTGTTTGATACGATTGAGGTGAATGTTAAGAAAAATAAAAAGAACTTAGATTTAAAAAAAGGTTATTTTTATTACTATGAAAAAAAATCAACCAATCTATATGTGTGGGAATATATGGTGAAATTTGCCGGTAAAGGATCCCCAGAAGAAAAAACATTGGTTAATTTAGTTTATTCTGAACCAAAAGGTAAATTGACAATTCCAAAAATAATTAATACATTTTCAAAATGGAATATTGGAGATGATCAACCATCACTTTCGGTATGTGAAATGAAATGTGACGATATCTTTCCAATTAACGAGACGTTACTTCCATTGTTCAAACGAAAATTGATAACCTATATTGGTCAATCAACAATTAGTGATGGTAAAAAAATTGTAAAAATTAATTAATATGAAATTTATGTTTAATAAAGTGATTGAGGATTTAATAAAGGAATACCCAAATGATGGGGATTTGGGTAGAAAAATTAGACAACTATATCTTGATGGTGAAAAATTAAAAAAAGAAAAGAAAGATGGGATTCAACAAGAGGATACTCAAGAAGGATAATATTATCAATAACGTTGATAATATATTTCGGTATCTGAGTGCGGATGCAATAATCACAACAGATGATTTCTCAAGTGAGGTCTTTAAAATGTATTGCGAAGATAAAACCGAGGATGAAATCATAAAATATATAAATGAAAACAAATAATATGGCAGATTTAGTAACAGAGTTTCCAATATGGGAACCATTAAAATGTAATCGTTGGTTAATACGATTTGAAGGTTTGGATATTGAACCATATCTTTTTAGAAAATATAAAATGTATAATGAGGGTGATGAGATTATATTCTTAACCGAATATCTTGAAACGGTTCAACACACATATAACCCAAAAGATTTGTTAAATATTGTTGGTGTAACAATTGAGTATTTGGATCCTACAGGTCTTGCAGTTCAGAAACTTAAGTTTGATGTTAAAGGGTTAAACTTTGAGATTAAACAATCGTATGGGAAAGATAAATTACAAATCACAAAACTTAGATTTGTGGTAAAAACTGATACATTACATTTAGCATATCAAGAAAAGAAATAATATGGAGTTATTAAAAGGTATGATTACAGGTTGTGGTGAGGGAAACGTTAGTTGGTATCCAGAAAGGATTCATACAATTAAAGATCTTATAACACAACACAAACCAAAAAATCTTATTGAGATCGGATTTAATGAGGGACATTCGGCATTGTTAATTTGTAACACTTTAGTTGAATTAATTCAGGAAGATAATTGGTATAACTCAAGCCCGATCAGGTTATTTATATTTGATATCTGTAAGTATGAATGTAGTATGTCTAATTTTGAGATAATTGCAAACCACTTTAGAAAATGGAACATTCATTTGCATATGGTTCAAGGGGATTCATTAAGCACCGTACCAAGAACTTTGGACACAATAATGGAGAATTTTGATTTTATTGAAATTGATGGTTGCCACCTTAAAGATTGTGTGTATAATGATATTATTAATACATACGGAAGATTAAATGAGAATGGTATTTTATATGTGGATGATTTTAATTCAACAAAAGATCCCCATCCTGAGATTGATGATGTTGTAATGGGTATTGATTGGTCAGGATTTAATGCCTATAATATAGATGGGGCATTTTGGGCTCAAAAACAATCAAAACAAATGGAAGAAAAAACGGAACAAGTAAATCACCCACAACATTATGGAGGGTCTGAGAATGATTATGAAGCAATCAAAGTTATTGATGCTTGGGACTTGGGATTCTCACTTGGTAATACGGTAAAGTATATCTCAAGGGCGGGAAAAAAGAATAAAGAAAAGGAATTGGAAGATCTTAAAAAGGCGTTGTGGTATTTGCAACATCATATTGACACATTAGAAAATAAATAAAGATGGGACTAACGGAAGAACAAAAAAATCAGATCTTTAATCTATATGAAGGATTAAAAAATGATGAACAAACATTGGGTGAGACACACGAAACAATTGTTGATTTTTGTGTTGATGAAAATATTGTTGATCTATCTGATGATATGGTGGGAGATTTATTTGAAGAGTTTTCAAACGAAGTGTGGGATTATTTGGAGACAATTAAATAAATAAAAAAAATGATAGAAACAGGAAAAATAATAAACGGAGATTGTATTGAGGTAATGAAAACTTTACCTGATGGGTCTGTAGATCTAATTGTCACGTCGCCGCCCTACGGTGTTGGTATTGCTTATGATACCCATGATGATGATGTTGAGTTTGATGAATATTTGGTATTTGCAAAAGAATGGTTAACTGAGGCTTATAATTTATTAAAAGATGATGGTAGAATTGCCTTGAACATTCCTTATGAAATCAATAGACAAAAAAAGGGTGGGAGAATATTTTTTGTATCTGAGATGTATCAGGTAATGAAACAAATTGGTTTTGGGTTCTTTGGTATTGTTGATTTGGAAGAACAATCACCACATAGATCTAAGACAACTGCTTGGGGTTCTTGGATGAGTCCGAGCTCGCCATATATTTATAATCCAAAGGAGTGTGTAATCTTGGCATACAAAAAACACCACATTAAAAAGGTTAAGGGAGAACCTCAGTGGAAAGGGACACCTACTGAAATTGAACAGGAGGATGGAACCATAAAAAAGAAAGTAGTTTATGAAGATACGGATAAGAAAGAGTTTATGGAACTTGTGTTTGGTCAGTGGAATTATTTTGCAGACACTAGATCACTCACCAAGGCGACCTTCTCAATGGACATTCCAACAAAGGCGATTAAGATATTATCCTACAAAAACGATGTGATTTTGGATCCATTCGCTGGATCAGGTACTAGTATGGTTGCCGCAGAAGTTTTGGGACGACGATGGGTTGGAATTGAGTTATCGCCAAACTATTGTAAAATTGCGGAAGAGAGGGTTCAGGGGTTTGTTGATTTAAACAAACAAAAGGAATTAGAATTTGAAAAAAACCCATCTGAATAAGGTGGGTTTTTTGTTTATGGTTATATTTATATGTAATGAAAATAATAATTACTGAAAGTAGTAGGGATACGTTAGTGTTAAAATGGTTAAACAAAGAGTTTGGTGATCTAACTCCGGTGGTTAAAGATGATAAAACATATTATGTTGATGAGGACCGAAAACCGTTATTTTACTATTACCAGGATTCAAAAAATAGGTATGTTTATATAAATTACGAAAGAATTTGGTTTCTTATTGAATCCATTTTTGGGTTGGAAGAGTTGGAAACACAGGACATTTTGAAGGTATGGTTGGAGGAGACCTATAATTTAAGGGGGGTCACACCTTTTGGTTTGGTTAAGAAAATATGGTAATTGTTGGAGGAGACCTATAATTTAAGGGGGGTCACACCATGGTTGGCAAAATTAAATACGAGCCTGAGTTGGAGGAGACCTATAATTTGAGATAATATGAAAATAATAATAACTGAAAGTAGTAGAGACAGATTGGTCTTAAAGTGGTTAAACAAGGAGTTTGGTAATTTAACTGAGGTGGTTAAACGTGATAAAACCTTTTATGTTGATGAGAACAGAAAACCGTTATTTGTGTATTACCAGGATGAAAAAAATGGGTTTATTTATGTAGATTACGACAGAATTTGGGTATTTTTTGATTCTATTT